AGTCTTTAAAGTCTTCATTAACCGCTGAAAAGGCAGGTGTGGATACACCTGCATTTTCAGCAATTTTATCGGGGGGGAGCAAGAATAGCGAGGATGAGCTAACAACAGTAAAGCGCAAAGCAGTCATTAAGAAACATAGGAAAGTCATAGTTGGTAAATTGTTGGAAAAATTGCAAGATCCAACTTCAAATATAAAGAAAGTTGTTTTCTTAAAACCTGGGGCACAGGACTTTTGCGATTTTTGTGATTGTTACTCACATGAGGCATTGAAGAACCATACAGCACAATTATTGGAGAACTTTTGTCGGATATTCTATGATAGGTCACTAAATTTAAACATAATAGGTATAACTTTCATGACTAAAGTATATTTTAGACTTACTGGGAAACCAATGTCTGCATCAGTAATTGCTAGGGCATTAGATAGTGAGAGAAGTGACTTTAACCACAATAATATATTGATGGATCCCGCATACTTGGAACTGTATTCTAGTGTCTTTAGACACGGTGAAATGTCCTATCCCAGATTGGCTAGTGCTATAATCGGAAAGTGTTTAGCTGATAAGAACATACAAGTCAATGAAGAAGAACAGAGACTTGTTTCCAAGCTTAAAGTCCTCATAGAGTTTGGAGTCTATACAGGTGTTAAGGTTGTCACAAAACCAAGAGCAACATCTGCTCCGCCATCAAGCTCACGTGTTGATTTCTCCAAAATCACTGTAGCAACACCGGTAGAACTTCCCCCTGTAGTCGCTATCAAAACTAAGAAGAACTATGGGAGGAGAGAACGTGAGATGTTAAGGAGTGGATTGGACATACCTGCCTTCATGTCTAACAATGATTTTCCCATCCTTGGCGAGTTGAGCAATAAAAAGATGGCCCCTATAAATATTGCAAACGAGGAGGAGAAAGTCCAGGTTATAACTAATTTCCTCGGGACAACTAAAGTCGTTATGGTTGAAAAAAGGTGCACTGTGGTTAAACTCTTCAAGAGATTAAACAACGCTTTTCAGAAGGAAATGGCATTATTGTCAACTCCACTGATCTCAATAGCCGATGGAAAGCTACATTCCACTCTGAACGGATCACCACTCCCAAGTGTCAAGACTACGATATTAGCACTGAAAAGCGAGGACAGAGTTGATATTCGCCTATTAGGGCTTGGAGGTTCAAATATCTCAAGCGGGGAGCTTGGGAAGAAAATACCTGAGCTGCCTAGGAAAGTAGCTTTCGAGGCTGTTACACAAATATTGCCTAAGTCTAGAACAGATGATAAAGTTAATTTGGTAGCAATGGAAAATTATCTCCGAGAAAAGGGTTGGAATTCCGCTAGTAGCCTTGAAGGATATAATGACGGCATATACTTTGATTTACCTTTAGAATTGCCAGAAGAGCCGAGATCCAAGAAAATATTGACGGATGTAGTCCTAATACAAAACGATATACGAAAAATTACATTGCTGGAAGATAGTGATTTCACTGAAGCAGGTAGATGTGTTGTTAATGTAGCGAATGACATTGAGAGTGATGTAGATTTATCCTGTCCATTTAGTCTACACGCATCATCTCTAATAATATTCTTGAAGAATCTTGGTATACAATGTGATTTCATAGAATATAACAAGAAAACTTATGTTGGGAGTGCAAAGATTGAATTCGAGCAAAATAACACCGTGTATTGCAGGACATTTTCTGAAAGGCAAGAGTACAAGATGGCGCAGGTGTATCTGAAGGGAAACGATTTTGTAATAGTCCGTGAATTTTTCCCAGTCCGTACTAAAAGAATATTTGAAGGCGAGCTACGAGTCTGTTTTGCTGTCCCTCCAAGAGAAAAAGTACGGTTTTCTTTGAACGGCCGGCCCTTTGAAGAAGTTGTTTTCCTAAAACCTGAAGATGTTATTACTATATTTCGTGTTGGATTAGGTGGGAACAAGAAAAAGAAAAGTAATGGCATGTCAACTGCTACGAAAATGCTCAAGTCCAGGAAAATAAAAGGGCAAGGAGACTATAAGAGTGTAATGGCAGAGATGAAAGGGATGTTAGGTGAGTTAAAGAAGAGAGCTATCAAGAACGCACCTGGGTTAGGAGGAGCTATTGGGGAACGCCTTGCAGCTAAGATTGATCCTTCTTTGGGCAAGTTTGGAAGAAAAGCGGGCGATAAGCTGGCTAGACATGTAGTTAGGTTATTTGGTAGTGGAGATTATACCACAAATGAGGATGTTGCCAAGAACACATTATTCCCGTCTTGTAACAATTTCTCCTGTAATGAGTCCGCGACTTTCAGTAACGAAGGGACAATGGTGAGGATTAAACACAGGGAATATATTGATGATGTATACGCACCTGCACAGGGGACGTTTGCAGTAGCATCATATTCTGTAAATCCTGGATTGTCTTACGTTTTTACATATTTGTCACAGATAGCATCACTCTTTGAAGTTTATATGTTCCATGGTTTGGTCTGGGAATATATATCTGACACATCTCCATATTTCACCTCCTCAGCAATGGGTTCCATGATATTAGCAATGCAATATGACCCAGCATCACCACCATATACGAACAAACAGGAAATGGAAAATAGTGACTTCGCTATTTCAGCCAGACCTGATAAGAGCATATTATATGGCTGTGAGTGTAAAAACCAGAGGAGTAACGGTTTATTCGTTAGAACATCAGCAGTTACTACTGCTCAACCTATAAACTTTACGGATTTTGGTACCTTTTACGTCGGTCAACAGAACACTTCATTTGCAACTGGACAGTCTATGGGGGAATTATGGTGCACATATGATATATCATTTAGATACCCGCACATACCGGTAGCAAGATACGGGTATTATCATTTGCAGGGGGGTACAACGTCCCCTACTAACCCATCATTTTTTGGTGCTGCTATCACGAGACAAGTGTCATATGGGGCATTTACGGGAGCTTATTATCTCGTCACTGACCCAAGTGGTAGTAGTACACTAAATTTTTATTTTCCGAATGCAAATATAGGAGATTATTACCTCGTTACTATATTTTTCTATTTGACAGCACTACAATCAAGTATTACTGCCAATCCCGTGTTTGGAAACAATGGCAGTTTCACTTACGCAGTTAATGGGACCGGAACCTTTTTCTCATCAAGCAATATAGCTGTTGTTGATTTTCCAACAGGAGTGGCATTGCCGACTTTTTCATTGAATGTAGTGTTGCAAGTCATAGGAACAACTACAGCCCCTCAATTCTCAATAACTTCACCAACACTTACAACTTCATCATTTATGGATTTTGATGTTGTGATTACAGATATAGGGAACGGATATGCGCAGGGAGGAATTTGACGGGGTGGGTTGTACATACGAAATCTCCCGCCGATTTCAAACAAAAAAATTTTAAATAGCATCTACTCATATGTATATAATAAAAATCGAGAGATGCGTAATGTATATAAAAACTTTATGGAGAATTATAATTTCTGTAGTGAATTAGATAGTGTAGTTGATAGCAGTAGAATGGAAAAAAAACATAAAAAAACAAAAAAATGCTTAGCTAGTTCAGTGTACAAAGGATATGGAGTAAGTAGTGAAGCCTGTATTATGGAAAACTGGGTCATGGGGGTAATGTGTTGTAGCCTTTGTCCAGTTACTTTAGCTATTACAAATGAAGAAGTATACTCATTAACTTGGAGTTTAGTTATATTGGCATTGGTTTTTATCACCTCCATAGCCTCAGCTATCTGCATATATTGGAGATTCTCATATCAGTACTCTCAACTAAACGGAAATAATGGGAGTTGGACCAATACAGATGATGTGAAGGGGCAAAATCCTTGTAAATTTACGAACAAATGTGGTTTAATGAGCAATCATTACCACTTGAAGCAACCATCAAAAAGGGAAGCACATCCAGCTCAACAGCGCAAAGAAAGGAAAATTGATTTATGCAAGAAAATTTCTACGCTTGAAGTTTGTAAGCTGGATATAAGTGTTTGCAATAAAATACATGATGGTGCCAAGATAATTAACGTGCATTGGCATGACAACAATGAAAGTTGCATGTCAGATGCTGAGGTTCTAAAAAGTGGTATAAAAGACGCTTTTACTATCAATGATATTTCCCACATATATGATTTGAAATTTAAGGGTGTAGGACCTACGTACTCAAATTTACAAGGGAGGAAGAACGACAATAACAAAAAGAAAATAGTCTACACGGCACATAGTGAGCGAGTTGCAGAGATTATGGAAAAGTTCCTCCCAAAGAATAATCCGAGTCTTTTCAATGAGTGCTTGTTCTCATTGAGTGAATATTTTGATGACAGTTTGCTCGCTCTCTCTGAGGATGAATCTACATATCAACGGGACCTGGATAGATTGGATGTAGAGTTAGATAAGTTGACGGGGTTTTCTATAAAGAAATTTCACATGGAACAATTCACTAGTAAGTATCTACTATTGCCGAACTTTGCTACATATGTATACAATCAAGGAATACATACAAATGACAAAGAAATAGACGAGAAAGTAAAACAAGAATTGTTTAGTAAGATTAATATAATTGCCTCAGGAAATGATGTTGGTCTTACTCCTTTATTTGTACACCCATGTTTTTCTAAATGCGGTAAAAATGATAGGGAAGATGCTGTGAGTGGTATTAAACACTTAGTGGCATATTTGTATAATTTTAGATTGGAAACACAAGACCTATTGGCACACGTCAATTACTTTCTGAAAAAGAGGGGAATGAAAGAGATATTATTATATGAAGAAGGGAGTATTTACTGGAGTAGTACAGATAGTAGTGACAGTAGCGATACTAGTGACACTAGTAGTACTACCAGTAGCAGCACATCAAGCAATAGTACCTCCGCCTCAGAAAAGAGAGCGCGCGAGAATCTCAAAGGGTTTGGATTAGGTGATACAAAAACTAAGAAATTTAAGAAGAAGCTCGAGTTTGGTTCAATACATTGGAGACCTACAGTGGAGGAATTGGAACGATCTAAGCGAAACCTTAAGAGAGTTACGAATGGCGAAGGTAGATATAAGGGGTTCGTGCCTACAGAGACAGAGCTTATTCGAGGCTCCTTGGCTCTTCGAAAGGTAGGGAAGAAAGGTGAAACTGGACCGGGTAAAGCCGAGGAACCTATACTTCCACTACCTGGAGAAGGTGATTATGGGTTCATAGGACCTCTTAGATTTGTGGATACTCACTCACCATCTGGGCCAATAAATAATCCAAAAGACCCAACAGACCCAACTGGATTTAACGGCAATGGTAAAGAGAAACTTATCCCATACCCTTTGCGCGGAAACGAAAAGGAAATTAAGCAATTAGTGATTATTAGTATATCGACTACTAGCAAGGAAGCTATACAAACCTTTATAACTGCTGCTGCAGAGTTTTTTAGGTCTTTCACTTATTCTAAGAGAGGAAATCATTCAGCTTATTACATACCATATCAAAACGAAATAATATCTGTCGACAATCCAGTATCTTTGCGTAAGCCATATTTAAACATGTTCGGAAGAATTATGTCATATCTTTATAACATACCAGGGAGCTTATTGGATACTGGAACATTTCCTGAACATAAGAGGTACGGACGGAGCGTGGTAAAGAGCTTGGACAAGATTAACTTAACTAACGAGGTTTGGAACGCCCAGTACGAGACTTATATATTCCAAGATTTAGCCCAAAACTTGCAAGCTAGGAATTTCGGGTATACTCCGGGTTCATACTCCGGTGACTTATACTCGTGGGCTATAACCAGAATATTTAACCAGATAAGCCTATTTTATGGACTGCAAGATTATGATTATTTAACACTTGACAACGTTCCGACAGTTATAGATACGGTTATGCACGTTTATAACTTAATGGTGTCAAAGATGAATAGATCAGCACTTGCTATACCTATACATTCGATTGCTGATCAGGTTAAGAAACAGAATTGACTGCTTGATATTTATTTCCAGCCGGGTACCACTGTGGTGTGGAAGTGGGAGAAGTTCCCGGCTGGTAACAATAATATCGGGTTGTGTCGATTTATGCCTAGCGAGTTTGTGAAGGATATAGACTGGGAATTCAACAATAGCTTTAGTTGTATTGGTGGTCATAGATTTTGGGAGAATGGTATAATAAACTTTCCAGAAAGTGATGATAATGAGTTAACTAGGAGCATTAAATACGTAACAGTCTATGGGTGGAGTTTTAACGTTCCATTAATCATCTACGCCAATACAGCAAACAATATAAAACATGGTGTGAGTAGGCATTTTAAAAAGAAAATAATGGAAAATGACGAAGGATGCTTAGAAATGCAACATTTAACTGAGATAGGTATCGATTGTACTGGAGATTACGATAACATGTTGTACAATAACCAGGTATTATGGCTGGAAACTTATGGGAGACAATTTGTCAAGAAGATGCACTCCTATGTTGATAATGATTACACATTTGATGCTGTTACAGCGGCTATAGATATATGTAATCAAAAGCACAAAAAGAAACCACTTCGAGTTTCAGCACTAGTGGAAATGAAGAATAGCGGAACAATAGTTCATTTTAGAATTAACCCATTCGTTATATGGAAGCTTAAATATATAGAGAATGCGAAATTTGATAAACCTCCTAGAATTATAGTTGATTGCACTGTCCATCACTCACTCGCCTCCGTACACCATGCCAATTGGTGGAAGAATAAGATAGATGGTGTTCGATTTGAGTTCGGAAGAGTAGTAGTTGTTTATTTCGCGAAAACGACAATAGAAACAGTATCAAAGGCTTTGAAGGATATAGAGTTTGAGGATTTCGAAATAGCCATTTATCATTACAGTGATGATGCGTTGATCAAAATCAATGACGTGATATATAACTTTGATATAAAATCAAATGATTCGCTACACATATTTGAGAGTTTTGACAATTACAAGGAATTAACCTTTACACCACCAGATATAGGGGAAATAATAGATAAAATAATTCACTCACCAATTAAAATATATGATCCATCAAATAGAGATAGAAAAGTTATAATACAGCCACTCCGGGGGTACTTACCTAGTGGGATAGGGGACACCACACAAAAAAACAACCATGTTTATCAGATGCTTGGGTATTCATTAAGTATGCATCAGGGCCCATATACCTTATCGACAGTAACTCAGCACGGATTTTATATAGGATTTAGGTTTTCTTGGGAGTTATGTCCCACCCGGTATCACCGACAATTCCTTAAACACTCGTTGATAACGAACGATGTGTGCATGCCCAATTTGGGCATATTATTCAGGTATAGCGGCAGAGTTGAAGGTGATCTGCCAAAAATTAGTTATCCTAGATTCATTACAAATCGTTATCATAGATTCGCTTACTTTCAATCATTATTGACATATGGATTCTTAAAGGTATATAGATACACACCGTATCTTCCATTATGCCCATTTTTTGAGTACCTTAGCAGAAATGAGTCTGAGTATGAAGATTTCCTTAATAAAAAAGGAGATAATTACATACATCACAATTACATACAAAAGACAGACTTTTACATCGTGCCGACAACGCGGCAGTTCTATGCTAGGTATCCAGAATTGAGAAGTTATATGATAGAGGAGTTGGAATCTTTAATAGCAACAACTACTATAGGCATATCCAGTAGTTGTGAGGCTATTGATATAATAATGAGTCGAGACTATCAGCTAACCTGGGGGAGAGCGTAAACCTCCCATATAATACTAATATACATCCATTATACCATGAATCTATTTTCTTAAACTATAAGTGCTGTAACACTCATAGTATATTAA